TTATACCAGCGAATCTTCAGACAGAGCTTTCGAAGAGGAAGTAATGTTATCAGGATTCGGTAGCGCACAAGTAAAAGGTGAAGGATCTGGTGTAGCGTTTGACGATGCACAAGAAACTTTCACAGCTCGTTACTCACACGAGACAGTAGCTTTAGCATTTGCAATCACAGAAGAAGCTATCGAAGATAATCTCTACGATAGATTAGCTGCTAGATACACAAAAGCTTTAGCAAGATCTATGAGTAATGCTAAACAAGTAAAAGCCGTTGAGCCTTTAATAAATGGTCTACCAGGTGTAGATACATTTAAATCAGGTGACGGTGAATCTTTGTTTGGTGTGTCACACCCTACGTTAAATGGTAGTTTCCAAAACACCCTTACAACGCAGGCAGACCTTAACGAAACTTCGTTAGAGCAATCACTTATCGACATCGGTAAGATGACTGACGAAAGAGGTCTTAAAGTTGCAGCTAGAGGAG